CCCTAATCATCGACACGCCCTCGGGCATTACTACGCGAAAAGTAGCGGATGCTACACCAAATGTAGCATTTAGTCTACCCCCAGGGGAGTACAAGCCTGATGGAAAGGGAGGATGGCGGCAAACTAAACGAGAGAAGCAAAGGGAGGAAATGGAATGAAACATGAAGGATATTTCAAGCAGAGATTAAAGCCAAACGCAAACAATCCAAGAGAGGTCGCTTTTGCGGAACAATGGAAGGTGGAAAACCGGGAAAGGGTTACTGGGTTCATCATGCAGCATCTTGTCCCAGGTTATACTAAGCGGGACGCTGAAGTAGCCGCAACGGTGGTGCAATGGTTAGGGTCGAATGTTGGGATGTCATTCATTAGGGAAACCATCAAGCGATGTCCTTCGATAGCCAAAGAGCTAGGCATCAAGGGTGGATGTCATTTGGGGGATTCTACTATTAGTCCTGAATTTCATCGACAGGTAAAAGACTGGTTTCGGCAAATGCCCAGGAAGGAGAGGCCATGAGTGAGGAAATCTACAAAAACGATGAATTAGTTGATTCCGAAGCCCTAAACGGACTCAGAGAGGATCATCATGAAGATTGCGAAAATTGCGGAACTTCAATGGTGGTTAACGTCCCTCATTTGAAATTCTGCCCAGGATGTGGGCAAATGATATACAAGCCATGAGGTGAAATGAAAACGCGTCTCTGTGCCAACTGCCACACCGAATTCAACGCCCGCGATAAGCGCCAGGTCCTCTGCAAAGCCTGCAAGTACGAGGCCCACAAAGCCGTCATGCGCGAATACCATCGCCGGGGATACACTCGCCCTCATGCCCAGTACATCGGCACCAGCAAGCCCCCTCGAGGAGCGCGCACTTGTAAATGCGGCAAGCCCGTCCCTGACTCCTATCGCTACCCAATCTGCGATAAGTGCCGGTCAAGAATGGCAGGAATCGATGATATGTATGGAGTGATAGCATGAAAAATCTGCATCGCGCTAATCTTATTGCCCACAGATTTTGCCCATCATGGAGATGGCACGTTCTGCAAACCTGGGAGCTCCAACGCATTAAGAGCCACTGGTTTTGCAAGGGGTGTCCCTTACTCCAATTTTTAGGTGTAGGAAGAGCCTATAGGAGAGCAATCGGGAGATAAGTATGACCCGTTGGACCCAACAGGAATTAGATGAATACATGGTTAGAAAAACCTACGGAAAATCTCCATGGAGAGATCGCGCCTCCACCTTCTCCACCGACGTAGACGATGGCCACGAGTCCAAACTCCAAGCCAAAATCGAGAAATGGTGCGATACCTGGGGCCACCCAAAACTCTCCTTCCGCCAATCCCCTAAAATAAAGACCATCCTGCCCCCTGGTATGCCCGACCTTGTAATATTCCTCCCAAAGGGTAGGGTACTATGCCTTGAACTTAAAAGTCGATCTGGGAGGCTGTCAGACGCTCAGAAACAGATGAAACTCCAGTTCATGCACCACGGCCATGATATCATCGAAGTACGCTCCTTTCGCTCCTTCCTGAAAATAATAGAATCCCCTTGAGAAATATTGCATTGACCTCCCCTCCTGTTCCCTTCACACTATCACTATCTCATCTAACCGAGGTCATTAATTGGTAGCAGCTGTAGAACAAAGACATCCAGGTGGTAGACCTCGTAAATATCAAGACCCAACTCAACTCCAAATCCTCATCGATCAATACTTTGCAAAATGTGATGCTACCATAATTCAAAAACAAGTCGTCCAAAAAGGCCAGATTATCCTCGTTCCAACTCCTGAGCCCTACACAATGGCAGGACTAGCTGCTCACCTGGAAATAGATAGAAGAGACCTCCTAAAGTATAGTGAATACGAAGAGTTCGTTCCCGTCATTGCACAGGCTCGCCGTAAAATTGAGGTTCAAAACATCAATCTTGGCCTAGTCGGATGTCATGATTCTCGCCTCGCTGCTCTGAATTTAGCTAGTAACTATGGATACTCAGAGAATAAAGCTGAAGTAAACGTTCAAGTCAATGTTGCGATGCTCCAGGACGGTGAGCTAGAGGCCAAGCTTGCCAGGCTGGTCGAGAAGGTAGGGATCGACCAGCTGAAACAACTGGCTCCTCCGGAGACTGTAAGTGCCTTATGTCAAGAGAAACAGAAGGATAAGTAGTTGATATTGTTCCAAGGTCCTATAACTTACATTATGTCAACTAATGAGCTAAGTATAGGATATCGTTGAGGAAGTAGTGTTAAAGTGGAATCTGTTTACACACAAGAATTGAGAGCTAGGAAAAGTAATTCTTATAGCAGACAGGGGGGAGGGCGCAGGCGAGCCACGGGGTCAGAACGTGGGTATTGGACAAGCACCCGGGGTATTCTGAGAAGTCTGGGAATTGGTATTCCCTTAGTTAAGTATCTTATTAGTAGCGTGCCCTTATCGGCATTCCGTTTTTAGGCATCTGGATAATGAGGGTATAAGTGACTGAAAAGACTATCATAAGGAGAGAGAAAAATAGGCAAAATCCTTACGCGCAGATAAGTAGGAAGGCATTGCAAAACAAGGAATTATCGTGGAAAGAGAAGGGGTTACTAGCTTATCTGCTGAGTCTGCCTGACGATTGGCAAATTTACGTTAAGGAATTACCGAAGCATTGCAAGGACGGGATTAAAGCGACCAGGTCGGCATTGAACGGATTGAAGAAGCACGGGCATGTGCGTGGTATGATTAAGAGAGACGAGAAAGGCAGGTCTACGGGGTACGAATATGTGGTGTATGAGACACCGATGAAGGAAGTAAAGAGGAGGACGAAAAAACCTGAGTTAAGCGATTGGGAATTAGAGCAGCTCTGGGTAGAGAAAGAAGAGAAACGGAAGGAGATGTTTAGGGAATCGCTTATGGTAGGGTTGGACAAACAAGGTGACGATTATTTGAACATTGCTGAAAAGTACGGGGAGCAACTGAATCCTGAATGGCACTGAGTCGCAAAGAGAAAGGGGAACTTACCTGGAAGGAAGCTAAGGATCTGGAGGATGCTTCCTTGAGGAGAAGGCTGAAGGGATTTATGCTAAGGCCGGAACTATTGAAGCCTGGGGTTAAGTTTAGGACGATGGACGGGGCTGAATACTATATTGCGCCTGATGGGAGCAGGAGAAGATGTCCCTAAACCGCAAAGAGAAAGAGATGTTGGTATTGCTTCTTCAGGAGAAGGAGCGGAGGCGGAGGACGCGGAAGATATTGACGTTCTACCCGGATGAGGGGCCGTTGAGGAGGGAGCTGTACCCGAAGCACATGGAGTTTTTTGAGGCTGGGAAGAAGTACCGGGAGAGGTGTGCTCTGAGTGCGAACAGGACTGGCAAGACTGAGGGGATTGGGTGCTATGAGACGGTGTGTCATGCTACTGGAAAGTATCCGGAGTGGTGGCAGGGATATCGGTTTGACAGACCGATCAGGGCATGGATTTGCGGGACGACTAACCAGACGACCAGGGACATTTTGCAGTATAAACTACTGGGGCCACTGGACGATTTAGGGACTGGCTTGATGTGGGGTGATGATATTATCAAGGAGAGTGTCAAGCGGAAGGCGAGCAACGTGCCTGACACGATTGAGACTTTCTCGGTGAAGCATATTTCCGGGGGCCAGTCGGTTCTGGGGTTCAAGAGCTATGAACAGGGGAGGAAGAGTTTCGAGGGTACGGAGCAGGACTTGATTTTCCTGGATGAGGAAGTGCCAGCGGATATTTATACTGAGTGCTTGATCCGGACGATGACTACTCACGGTCTGATTCTGTTGACGTTTACCCCTCTACAGGGGGTGAGTGATGTGGTGCAGATGTTCTGGAGAGCCGAAGAGGATGCTGAGATGGAGAACCGGGACCCGAACAGGTTTCTGGTCCAGATCAGTTGGCAGGATGCTCCTCCGCACCTGAGCGTGCAGGATCGGGAAGCTTTCTACCAGAGCATCCCCCCACACGAGAGGGAGGCCAGGAGTAAGGGTAAACCGAGCCTGGGCAGTGGGGCTGTGTACCCGATTTCCGAGGAGGATTTCGTAGTAGACGACTTCCAGTTTCCCGATTATTGGCCCAGAGGGTACGGGTTTGATGTAGGGTGGAAGGCGACTGCTGCGGTATGGGGGGCGCACGACAGGGAAAACGATGTGGTGTACATCTATTCCTGCTACAAAAAGGGATTCTCAGAGCCACCGGTGCATGTTGAGGCCATCCAGAGCAGAGGAAAATGGATCAACGGGGTGGCAGATCCAGCTTCCAGGGCTTCCTCTCAGAAGGACGGTAGTAAGCTTTTAGAAGAATATGTGAACTTAGGGCTTAGATTAACTCAGGCCGACAATGCTGTTGAAGCTGGAATTTTCGATGTCTGGACAAGGATTTGCAGCGGAAGGTTAAAGGTTTTCAAGAGCTGTACCCCCTGGCTACAGGAATTCCGGATGTACCAGAGGGACGATAAAGGGAAGGTGAAAAAGATGAACGATCACCTGATGGACTGCACTCGGTATCTGATCAAGTCGGGAATCCGGGTGATGCAGGCCATGCCGGTAGAACAGTGGATAACCAGGAACGTCCCAAAGGCGACCTATAACCCATTGACCTTTGGGCTAAACTCAGCTATGGCTGTACCTCAAATTGAATATAATCCCCTGACTTTTGGTTTCGGGAGGGCTTAGATATGTCATTCTTGTTTCCGTCTAAATCGGTTTCGATACCTCCAGCCGTAGCGGCTCCTACGGTGGACGATTCAGCTGTTAAGGAAGCGGCTCAGGCTGAGACTGACAAGATCAAGAAACGCCGGGGTATGGCTTCTACGATTGCTACCAGTGCGGAGGGGTTGACGAGTACCCCGACGACATTGAAGACGACTTTGGGGTAGGGCGAGATGGCAGATTCAAGGACCGACGACGAGAAAGCTAAGGACGCTCAGAAAATCCTGGGACTCCTCGAGGATGCCAGGCGACCCGTAGAGCCGATGATTGACGAGATCATCAAGTTTGTCCATCACGGACGCCGAAAAGTGACGGACAGTGGTACTCCTAAAGGTCAGAAAACAGGGATAGACATCTATGACGGTACAGCCCTCAGCGCGGCAAACCTGGCGGCAGACGGCATCCACGGGAACCTCTGTTCCTCAAATATTCATTGGTTTGACTTCATCCTACCTGGGCGTATTAACTTTCCTGGGACTTCAAAAATGAGAGCATTCTCAAGTAAGCGGATGGACGAGTACCCAGATATCAGGAAGTGGCTGGATGATTGCGAGGAGGTACAGTACGCAGCCTATTTGAGATCCAACTTTTACGACTTTTCTCCGGACTATATCCGGGAAGGAATCACCATCGGAACCGCCTCGGCTATCGTGGAAGAGGATGTTTCACGTGCAACGATTGTGTTCACTTTGCCACACTTCAGGGAATGTTATATTGCTGAGAATCAGTGGGGATTGGTAGACACTTTCTACCGGGTTTTCAAGCTGAATCTCAGGCAATTAGTGCAGAAGTTCGGGAAGGAAACTATCTTTAGCCTGGACGCCAATTTTAAGCAAGAGATGGACAATAATCCCTATTCCGAGAAAGAAATCATCCACGCAATTTACCCCAGGGCAGATTACGATTCCGGGAAAATAGACTCAAAGAATATGCCGTGGACTTCCCTATGGTTGCTCCGGGCGTCCCCGTTCAAGATTATAGATGAAAGCGGCTATCAGGATCTTCCGGTAGTATCTTGGAGATGGAGAAAGAACTCCGATGAGACTTACGGACGGTCCCCTGCGTGGGACGCCTATGTGGACATCATGAAAGCCAACCAGCAGGCTAAAACTAACCTGTTGGCAGGGCATAAGATGGTCGATCCCCCGATGGTAGCGTCTGATGATCTTCGAGGGAAAGTGGCAAATACCCCTGGAGGTTGGACCTGGATTCCTGGGGCCCTGACCAAGGACCGTATCCCGATGCCGATGATTCAGGGGATTCAACTTCCTTTCGGGATTGACCAGCAGGAGAGAACAGATAAAGCGATCAAGGAGCACTTCCACACTGACTTTTTTCTGATGTTGTACCAGGCCGCTTTCAATAAAGTAGACCTTACGGCCACTCAGGTCATAGGGATGCAGGGGGAACAAGCGGGTATTCTGGGCACCAGGATAGGACGGTATCAATCAGAAGGTCTCAACAGAATTCAAGACAGGGTCTTCAATATCGAAACTCGGGCTGGCCGGATGCCCGCTCCCCCTCAAATCCTAGTGGATTTTGCTGGGATGAACATCGAAATAGACTATCTAGGCCCCTTGGCGCAGTCTCAGAAGAGACTTTTCAAGGTGCAGGGTATCAGAGCAGGATTGGAACTGGCTCAGGGCATCTCGCAGGCCTTCCCTATGGCGGCTGACCGTATAGACCCCGATAAGACGATGGATCAGGCGATGGAAGCGGTGGGTTTCCCGGCTTCCTGTCTCCGGGATGACGCAACAGTCAAGGCTATTCGTGACAAAAGAGCACAAACTCAGGAGGCCATGCAGCAAATTCAGATGGCTTCAGAGGCTTCGAAGGCGACTCAGAAATTGTCTAAACCTATGGAACCGAACAGCCCGATGGCAGCATTAACCGGAGGAGGACAACAGCAGAATGCCTGAGTGGTTCGAACTGGAGTCAGAAAAGCGAACGGATGTCTTGATGGACAAGTATCGGCACGTTTTCCTAGGGTCGGACATAGGCAAGGAAGTTCTCGGAGATATCCTTCAGGTATGTCATTTCGGATGCACTCTGGACCCCGACAACAAAGTGCAGGTGAGTGAATACAATGTGGCTACCCACATCCTGAGCAAGTGCGGGATATTCGCTCCTGGAACCCTGAAGGATGTGATGAATGCCTTGGCGAGCGTGATGCCGGACCCAGACCATGTATAGGTTGAAGTGTGCCGATGAACTCAGGTTGGTAGCCAAGAGGATAGCTAGGAAGCAGAGAGATATAGACGAATTGAATAATTGGATTGACAGGATAGAAGTAGAATATCGAAGAGTCAGGATTGAACTCCACAAATGGAGGTCAGGAGAGTATGGCAGGGAAAGCTAAACAGTGGATTGCTAGCGCAATCAAGCATCCTGGGGCACTTCATCGCGCCCTCGGGGTTCCGCAAGGGGAAAAGATACCGGCTAAGAAGCTTGCAGCAGCTAGCAAGAAGGGCGGAAGATTGGGTAAAATGGCTAGGTTAGACGAAACACTTAAAGGATTCCATTAAGAATGGCAGTCTTCCGGAAGCCGATATCCATTGACGAGATGAATCAGGTTGAATCTCTGATCAAAACCAGATATTCGGATACGGAAGATACGGTTTGTGATCATGTCAGAGAGATTTACAGGCTTTCGAGAATTGGAGTTTCGGATATTGACGTTCGGAATATCATCCAGTCAGAGTGTAAAACAGTCATGGTGTACGCGAAGCGGATGGACAAGGCCTTGAAGAAGTTTCACAAGGGGGATTATAGCCTGTGATTAAGCCAGTCGGCGGAGGAAAGTACGTGGTCTATTCAGAGAGCGGAAAGCCGATGAGCAAACCTGTTTCTCTGGGAGCCGCAAAGAAACGTCTGGCGATGATCGAGTGGTTTCGGGATAAAGGTAAGAAATGAGAGAAGACATAATGTTTTATCGTGGGAAATTACTTACAGACATGACCCGAGATGAGTTACTAGAGGCCATTAAGCAACTCGCATCAATCCACAAAGAAGAGTCAATGGAGCACATCCGACAGTTGCGAATACTACGGAAAGGGAAATAATGATCGATATCCGCTGTATGAAATGTAAAAGGCTTTTGATGAAAGCTGAATTCGTAAAAGGGCAGATAAAATGTCCTAAATGCGGATACATTCAGCCAATAATCAAGGCAGAAGAAATAATAAAAATGATGAGACAACTACCAGCAAGATAAGAGCTATTCGATAGCCTAAAACTTAGAGCCTTACGAAGGCCAGTTTCCGAGAAATCGGGGCTGGCCTTTTTATTTCAACTTAACGGAGGTTTTCATCATGGCAGAAGGCGACCAAGTGAGCGGAACAGGCGATCAAGGTCAAGGTGGGGCTCAAGGGAGCCAAGAATCTCTAGGATGGAGAGCTGGTCTTCCCGGAGAATTCCGTGAGAACGATTGGGCCAAGGCTCATGGCAAGGTGGGCGATTTTTTCAAGGATGCCATAGCAGTCAAGACCGAGCGTGACACGCTGAAAACTCAACTAGGGAAGGCGATTTTCAAACCGGGAGAGAATGCAAAACCTGAAGAGATAGCGTCTTACCGTAAGGCGATGGGGATTCCCGAGAAGCCAACGGAGTACGAGTGGGCAACCACTGAGGGCCTTGAGAATGACCCAAAGATGATGGAGTGGGCCGGTGGTGTATTCCACAAGGCCGGTCTCAGCAAGGACCAGGCAAAGTTGGTCAGTGGCGAGTGGAACCAGTTTATTCAGGGGATGCTCGTTGCCGAAGAGAACTCCACAAAGGAAGCCAAAGCGAAAGCTGAAGCTGAATTCAAAAAAGAACTCGGGTCCGATGAGAAATACAAGGAAGCAGTCGCCGTAATCGGTAGAGTCTGGAAGAAGCTTTCCAACTCTGAGTTTGACGCTTTCCTGGACGATACAGGTATCGGGAATGACGCTAGGCTTTTGAAATTCGTGTACGAGGTTGCAAAAAAAACCGGGGAGGACTTGAGCTTGAAGGGACAACCCTCCAGGCAGACAGGGCCGTCTCCGGGCATCATTTATGACAAATCGCCTGCTCCTCCACAGAACTGAGTAGGCGAGGAATGGAGGTTTAAAAAATGACGGCAGTTCTTGGATACTACACCCTTATGGATGTAGTTAATTCATATACCAGTCTGGACAGTCAGGCAAGCTATGTGTTTGCTGCGAATGTCTTGGCTAGGAAGTGTCCCTTTTTCATGGATGCTCCCATGGTTCCTTCGAACCAAATCATGAGCAACATCGGGGCAAGGGTGACTTATATTCCGTCCCCCGGCACCAGGCGCTTCAACGAGGGCGTGGCCCCCAGTGCGGCTCATTCAACCCCTTTCACCGATCCGATTGCCATGATCGAGGATTACTCCGAGGTGGATTATGCACTCTGGAGAATCCAAAACGACCCGAACAGGTGGCGTCAGAATCAGGACAAACTGAAGATCGAGGGCATGACTCAGAAGGCCGAAGACCTGATCATCTACGGCAGCTTGGCAGATGATCCTGGGGCTTTCAATGGCTTTGCAACCAGGTATAACAGCCTGACCAAGAGGCCGAATGGAGACTCGACCTGGCCATATTGCGTGATCGGCACAGGTGGAAGCGGTAGCGACACTACTTCCATTTTTATGATCGAGTGGGGTGAAGAGAAAGTCCATTTTGTTTACCCCAAAAACTTGGTGGCTGGGTTGAATATCGAAGACCTCGGGAAAGAGACAGTCAACTCGAACTCTCTTGCTGCTCCCAAGTATTTCGAGGCTCTTCGGACCCATTTTTCCCTGTACTTCGGTTTGGTGATCCACGACGAAAGATGTGTCCAGAGAATCACCAACATCGAGGTGTCCGGTACTTCCAATATCTTTGATGAGGAAGACCTTTTCACGGCCATGAATCGACTCCCTAACGGTGGGGACGGAGCTGTGATCTACTGCAACAGGGACATCAAAACTGCAATGGATATTGCGGCCAGCAACAAAACCAACGTCCTCTATCAAATGGATATGAGCGGGGATGTTTTCGGAAGACCTGTAACCCGGTTCAGGGGTGTTCCTGTCAGACTTGCTGACATGATCGACTCTACTGAAACGGTTGTGGCCTAAGAAAGGAGGTGACGCGCAATGCCTATGTACGATTACAAATACCTGTTGACTGAAGATGTTGACGGGATGGCCAGTGCAACTGGCGTGTATTCCACAAACGAGATTGACTTCGGACGAGCTACCCCGAATGTCTCGGCAGACGGTAATTTTGGAGCGCATATCGTGATTACGCAGGCCTACACGGCTGTTAATAGTGGGTGCGATATCCATGTGATGCACAGTTCTGCTGTGAATGCCAACACCCGCTTGATCACAAGGCGGCTTTCTCAAACTCAACTGAAGGTGCTCGGGGCGCATTATTTCATCCCGATTCCTCCAGCTCATTTGAGGTACGTCAGGCTGATGTATATTCCGGTTTCGGAAACCTCGACTCTCGGTTACCATGTTGCATGGTTGGGGCCGAATACGGACGGCGGAATCTAAACCTTTAACCCAGGGGTGGGGCTTCGGCCTCACCCAATTTAAGGAGTATTTGTGGCAAAGGTATTCCTAGCTGTACCTCAGTACAAAAAGCTTCATCCGACTGAGATTCAGAGGATCAAGCATGAACTGGAGATGGAAGATTATGAGTGCATCCTGGACGGTTTCCATCCCAAGTTCGATCATGCAGTCTCCGGCCTGATAGCGAACGAAAGACACGAGATTAGGTTCTCGTCTATCACCGGAGATGGCAACCTGCCAAGGGCTAGGGCTATTCATCTCGGGATGTGGCGGGAAGAATACGACACTCCTGATAGGTGCGATTATTTCATGATTGTGGATGATGATATCAGCTTCAATCCTGAAGCAATCGACATTCTGATAGGGGATGATAAGCCGATAGTAGGGGGGATCTATACTTTCAAGACTACAGATCCAGGTTACGTTGGCAAGGCTTGCACTCGATTCTTCAAAAGACAGGTCCTTAGTCCCAATGGACCTTTCGAGGTTCAATGGCTCAACGGTGGTTTTATCATGGTGAAGGCCGAAACCCTACTGAAGATGATAGATGCCTACCCGGAGTTAGTAATCGATGTTCCAAAGGAATCCTCGGGAAAGATAACAGCCAAGGAGACTTGGGCACTCTGGACTCCGCGAGTTTATCACGACAATGGAGACAGACTTTTCTTAGGGGAGGACTGGTCTTTCTGCCAGAGAGCAAGAGAAATAGGATTCAATATTTATGCTGACCTGAGAGTAAAACTTGTTCATTGGTCGGCGGAGGACGGTTACGCGATTCATATCTAAGGAGGATTTATGGCTTTAGCAAAGTGTATAACTAGATGCTGGAAGGGGGATACATCGAGGAGATACTGGCCTGGGGATCAGGACGATATTGACCCGAATCATCCTGTGGCAAAGTATTTCGAGTTTTTGGATAAGGGCGTCAAAAAAGCTGAAGTTTTTAAGTGCGCAAACTGCGGTAAGGAGTTCAACTCAGTTTACAAACTCAGGGGCCACAATATGAGGTGTCGGCCTAAAACGGTTGCCCCTCCAGAGTCAAGTGTACTCCCCACTTGACTTGTCCCAGTGGCAGGCTAAGGGCTTTGTCCTTTTCACCTTAGCCTGCCCTTCCTAAAGTGAGGTTTAGAATATGGCTTACTCGATTCTAGGAATTGTAAACATGGCTTTAGGAAGGATTGGGGTAAAGAGAATAACTTCCTGGCCTGATGCTACAACATCTCAAGGTATAGCGGCTAACGCTGTTTGGGAGTTCATTCGCGATGAGGTACTTGAATCAAGAGACTGGCGGTTTGCTAAAACTAGGAGTGTGCTTGCTCAATATCCTCCTTTTGCTGATGTTGATTTTGGGGATAGTCGGCACCTCTATGTTGTGGGAATCCTTGATCAGGATGATGTAACCGACTTGTCAGTAAAAGTGCAGACAGCGGCGGATGATGTTCTCGCCGTTTCGGTTGATTCAGATACAACCATCCTCATAGAACTTGCCGATACAACTTCAACCAAGAATACAGCGGCATTGATTCAGGCAGCTATCCGCGCTTTGTCAACGGTAAATGGAATAGACGTCACAACATGGACTGCCGAGGAGAACGAAGAATATGTGGCAGATCGACCGACCTCTGGAATCGACCTGGACGCTGTCGATATTTTAGATGGTCCGGTATCGGGATATCAGTACGCCTACAGGCTCCCTGATGAGTTTCTGAGAATAGCTCGAGGGCGTCCGGAAGACCTGTCTGTCTATCCTTCAGGAGCCTATTCATCGAGCTACATCTCAGGGCAACTTGAGATTCGGGGAGTTCAATTCTCCTATATTGTCGAGAACTATGCAAACAATCTGAGATGCCTTCTGACCGATTATTCAAACGAAAGTTATCCTCTAATCCTGACTTTCATCAAACGAGTGATAAACCCGACGACCTACACGGGGCACTTTGTCAGTGCCTTAGCTTTCAGGCTTGCAGCTGAATTAGCATGGCTTCAGACAGAGAGTGCTACCAAATACCAAACTATGATGAATCTCTATCAGGAAGCATTAAAAAGAGCGGACGGGCTGAATCAATCCTCCGATGAGGTTCAGGACGAACTTGGATCCGATCTGTGGGTGAACGCAGGACGATGAGAACGATTAAAAGGTTCTACCTGATTGATGGTGATCTGTACGATGGAAGAAAGAACAAGATCCTTGATAAATTCGCAACGGTTCAGGAGCTTGAAAAACAGTTGAAGGACAAGGACGATAAAATCAAGGAACTGACTGACAAACTGGCATCGGTTACAACAGATGTCAAAGCTTTGAAGGATAAGAAAGTATAGAATGCCTAATGCTACTCCATTGATTTGTTCATTCAATTCGGGCGAGTTAAGTCCTCGCTTGGATTCTAGGGCTGACCTTCAGAAATACTTTTCCGGATGCCGTACTTTGGAAAACTTCATTCCGTTGGTCGAGGGTGGAGCAAAGAGGATGCCAGGAACTTACTTCGCACTTGAAACGAAAGACTCAACTAAGAAATCTAGGCTCATCCCATTCCAGTTTTCTACGGTTCAATCCTATGTCATTGAAGCAGGGGATCAATACTTTCGATTCTACAAAGAGGATGGTCAGATATCAACTCCGGATGCCTACACGAAAATTCTTCTTCATTGCGATGATGACGACGAATCCACTGATTTTACAGATTCGTCTGCATCGCCTCATACCTTAACAGCTGAAGGAGATGCTCAGATTGATACCGCTCAGAAGGTTTTCGGTACATCTTCGGGTCTATTCGATGGGAATGGTGATTATGTTACTATCCCCGATCACGCAGACTTCAATTATTCAACCGGAACCCTGACATGGGATACATGGATAAAGTTCAATGCTGTTGTTGGGATGCATGTTCTTTATATGCAGAAGGATACCACTTCGGGGGATCATATCCTTTTCTGGCAAGATCACTCTGAAGGGAAGATTCATTTTCAGGTCACGAATGGCGGGGCTGTTGTTATCAATGAATCAGCAGCGTGGGCTCCTTCCGCTTCAACTTGGTATCACCTTGCGCTCATCCGAGGGTGGGGCGGGGTAGCCAATGATTGGGCGATAACGATCAACGGAACGGAGATCCATACTTTTACGAACTCCGGAACCATGCCCGACCATGATCAGGTGGTAACGCTCGGAGGGAATTTAGGAAATTACGCCATTGATTATATGGGTAGGCATCCTCTCATCACCGTAGCCAATGGCGCAAATAGATCGTCGTCAGAATCTAAATTCGGTTCAGGATCATGGCATTTTGATGGTTCGGATGACAATCTGAACATGCTGGACCACGCCGATTGGGATCTCACCAACACGACAAATTACACAATCAGTATATGGGTAAAACACACAGATCATGCTGGAACAGAATCCTATATCTCTCAGTATGTGGATGCCAATAACTTCTGGTGGCTAGGGCATATCCACGGGTCTGGTATAACTTTTCAAATCCAAGTTGGAGGAGGAGCTGCGGAGGTTAACATAGCCGGAGGTGAGATAACAGACACAAACTGGCATTTCATCACCCTCTGTAAAGTCGGAACTAGTTATGGTGTCTATAAGGATGGTATTCAGGTTGCCTATGTTTCGTATGCTGGCACGGACACCTATGCGGGCGGACTGTATATAACTGGCATCGCCGGTAATTTCGATGGCTACATGGAAGACATCTTTATCTCCCATGCAAACGCATTTTCAGCTTCCCCTGTTGTCGGACTAACTGATGTTATCCCAGTTCCGACTTCTCCCCTTTCAGTTGACTCCAACACAAAACTCCTCATTCGGGGTGATGTTACCGACTTCAATGGGTGGATTGATGAAATAAGAATTTCAAAGGGAATTGCTAGGTGGACAGTTAATTTCACTTCTCCAACACAACCATACCCCTTCAAGGATTCTGTCTCTTTAACGGGTGGTGGAGGAACATCTTACGAGATAGTTACTCCGTACTTGGAAGCGGATATTTTTGAGCTTAAAGTGACTCAGAGTGCAGATACATTATACTTGGTTCATCCAAATTATGAACCTAGAAAGTTGACAAGAACAGATCATACGGACTGGAGCCTAGATGTCATAAGTTTTACGGCATCTCCTTTCGGGGCAGGAGATTATCCAGGTGCGGTGGCATTCTTCGAGCAACGTCTATGTTTTGGAGGATCAGACGCTAATCCTCAGACCATCTGGTGTTCAGTTTCAGGCGACTATGAAAATATGACGACCGGGACGGACGATGATAGTGCAATCATCTACTCTCTTGTTTCTGATAAGGTAGACAGAATTAGATGGATGATAGGTCAGGACTATATGATGGTTGGAACAGTTGGTGGTGTCTGGAAGTTTGGTGCGACCAACACGGGGGATCCTCTTACCATTTCGAACGTATCAGCTAAAAAACAAATCAGCCTTGGTGTTAAAAACGTAGATTGTGAATCTGTTTCCGACGCTATTCTATGGGTATCCAGATCAGGACTCTCTTTAAGGCAGCTCACCTATTCCTGGGAAGCCGATAAGTACATAGCTCCTGATATGACCAGAATTGCAAAGCATATCGCATTAGGCGCAACCCTGGAAACATCCGGTATTGTGGATATGGATTTTCAATCTGAACCCCTACCCGTCATATGGGCGGTACGGGCTGATGGTCAACTCCTCGGGATGACCTATGAAATTCAAGAGCAGATTTACGCATGGTTCAGGGTGGTGACGGATGGACAATTCGAGTCGGTAGCTTGCATTTCCTCAGAAAACAATGAAGACCAAATTTGGGTGATAGTTAATAGAAAAATCAACGGATCTGATGTCAGGTATGTCGAGTATTTTAAACCTATGGATTTCTATTCCAAACTCGAGGACTGTTTCTTTTTGCATTGCGGCTTGACCTGGGATGGAGGTTCTTCAATCAGTATCACAGGGATAACCAAAGCTAATCCTGCTGTAGTTACGGCGGCAGGGCATTCCTTTATCAATGGAGATAAGGTCAGGATTCAGGATGTCGAAGGAATGATCGAGGTTAACATTGGAACCGACACGGCTTACACAGTTGCAGCTTCAGACCCGGACGGAGGGACTTTTCAACTCTCAGGGATTGACTCGAGCTTATTTACTGCCTACTCCGATGGCGGGACGGTCCAGAAAGTGAAAAACTCGTTTGTCGATCTGACTCACCTCCAGGGCAAAGAAGTCCAAATCATGATAGACGGGGTTGTTCATGGCATCGAGACTGTGACAGCCGGAGCGATCACCCTTGATTGGTATGGAAACAAGATCCACGTAGGCTTGCCCTTCACTTCCATCCTGGAACCGATGAAATTGAATGCCGGGAGTGCCCTTGGGACTGGCAGGAGTAAAAAGCAAAGGGTATCTAAAATTGAGGTTACACTTTTTGAATCCCTCGGTGGTCAGGCTGGACCTAGTCAAAATGAACTCCTTGATTTGAATTATGACGGAGCAACGGATCTCTTCACCGGGGAAATCGAGTTTCAGATGGATTCGAATTGGGGTAATGAGGCCACCATTTCAATCGTTCAAGATGACCCACTACCGATGACGGTTTTATCTATAGTTCCTCATCTTTCACTGGAGGAAGGTTGATGTGCAAAGTCATCCCTTATGAGGCAGTCCATGCTTATATCATCCTGGAAAACAACGTCAGGGAATACGATCTTCAGCTTTCCAAGATTGCTGAGTGGGATATGTGGCCGAGTCGGTTTGCTCAGTCAGGGCCCGCATTCACACTCATTCATGAGGGAAAGGTGATAGGTTGTGGAGGAGTGGTCCTTCAGGACTGGAAACGTGGCGAAGCATGGATGTTGCTCGGAGCAGGATTCGAGAAGTTTACCCTGAGCCTTTGCAGGGCAGTCAAAGACAAACTAGCCGAGATTGTTAAAAAGCACAACCTAAAAAGGGTGCAGGCTACCGTCAACCCTACTCACACGGCAGGACAAAAGTTTCTACAGTTCTTCGGATTCCAGGAAGAGGGACTTTTGAGGCATTACGGGCCTGAAGGGTCGGACTATCTCATGTATGCGAGGATCTACTAATGTCAATGGCAGCACTTCCTTTCATTTTTGCAGGGGTGAGTGCAGTCGGCTCTATCATGTCGGCAAACGCTCAGGTTCAAGAGGGAAAAGCACAGGAAGCGGCTTACAATTACAATGCTCAGGTGACGACTCAGAATGCCGCAACCGAGGAAGAAGCAAGCAGGCTGAAGTTGAGAAAGCTTTTAGGAACTCAGGCTGCGATGTACGCCAAAGCCGGGATTGATCTCTCTTCAGGTAGCCCTCTCCTGATGCTTGCAGATACGGCGGCACAGGGTGAACAGGAAGCTTTGAGCATCCGGTACAAAGGCCAAAATGAAGCAAATCTTCAGAGATTCTATGGACAGCAGGCGTCTAAAACAGCAACAGCGAAGGCAACAGGGACATTAGTAACTGGCCTAGGAAATGCTGGGTTAAGTGGGTATGCAGCATACAATAAAAGTCCAAGTCTGACTTATGATTGGTACAAATAATGCCTATAATTCCGAAACCTAATTTTCAAGTTGTCCCTACGGAGGCTCCTGTTTCTCCAGCAATGGCTGGCGCTCCTGCGGGTGCTGCTGCTCAGACCTGGAGTGATATAGCTGGGGAAGCGAATAAGGCATCCAGGTACATCAGTTATGTTCAGGAAGCAGCGGCAAAAGTCAAGGCAGCTGAACTGGGTCAAGCAATAGACGACGATTTCAAGGATGCAACGGCATCCTATAAGATGAGGACGGACTTCGAGAACTTCCAGACGGACGCCGAAAAACAGACTAACGCCTTATGGGAGAAGTACCAGAAAGCCGGAGCCGATGATCCCAGATTAGCACAGGTTATTCAGGCCACCTTTCAGAACAAGGCAAGGGACTTCAGCCGAACCATAGGCGTGAAATATGCTGAACAGGTAGCGAATCGAGGACGTGGAATTCTGGACCAAAATATGACGACTGCTCTGGACAGCTATTCCAATGAACTAGATCCGAACCAGAGAAAATTAATAGCCGATAGATTTATTGCTGAAGCTCATCAGATGGCAGAGAGTGGCATCATCCCTTTTAAGGAAGCGGTGGACCTGAGTAAGAACTTTACTGATAGTGCGGAGTCCGTCAGGGTTGAGAAAGCTATCCAGGCAGACCCTCTCAAGGCGATTGCCGATCTCCGGGGAGGGGAGTACCAACTCAACCCGACTATCAAGCAACAGAAGATAGAGAAAGCTCAGACCAAAATTGACCAGGATGAGCGGCAAGCCAAGATAGAGGAAGACCGACTTGACAGGCAGATGGAGAAGGTCAGGAAAACGGTTATCGACAAGAACGACTTGGATATGGAGCAGGCTTATTACAATGGGACCCTGAAAGTTAAGGACCTTGATGCTTTGGCATCCAATCAGATGATCAGTCTAGGGACCTACAACCGGATCAAGGAAAAACTTAATAAGGGTGAACCAGACCAGAACGATAGGTTTGTAGTCGGGGAAATAGCCTCTATGATAGAGATGCACGATATCGAAGGTGCAAGGAAAGCCCTGGAAACCGCAGCAAATAAAGGCCAGATCAAGACTGAAACCTATGTCAGTATGAGGAAAGAACTGGCATCAAAGGCCTTCGGGGATGCGACTCGCTACGTCAATAAGTACACCGAGCCCTCACCCTTAGAAACGAATATGGACATGATGTTTAGGAGGGCACAGATAAACGCTGATGCGATAGATGAACTCACCTTGAGGGCAGGCAAAGGTGAAGATCCAGGGGTTGTCAAGTACGAGATCATCAAAAGGATAAAAGGCACCCAGGAAAAGGTGATTTCTCAGATGAGAGACCCGAAGTTTTTGACTGGAGATAAAGTTGACCGAAAAGCCCTTGCTGAAGCTAAACAAAAAACCCTCGACGCTTTCAGGAATGGAACCATTTCAGGGCCAGACTATAACGATGAACTTCAGTTAATATCGAACATCGAGGGAAGCCTGAAGTATCTAGACCTTCTGAAAGGATCTGATGCCGATATGAGTTCTGAAATGAAATCCATGAAGGTTGGTAAATAATGCCTGAGATACCGAAAACGACTTTAGCACCTGATAAGGAAACTCAATTCCAGACTGATTACAAGTCATGGTCTGATTCCAGCGGCATGAATCCCAATCCTGATGCTCCTGAACATTTCTATGACTATCGGGGAGCTTGGCAGTCAGGATCTATGCCGACTAAAAAGGGTGGTCATTGGCCTGATACTTATAAGCTTCCTGGACATCCGACTTTTAGCGTAGAATCAAAATACTATCAACCTGGCATGAAGGCAGGATATTGGGAAGGTGATACTTATATGCCTATAGGACCAGGAACAAATGATGACACCTCACAAAACTATCTCCTCTCCCGCCAGATTGCTCATGAATATAACTCTCCTGGGGTACAGAATTATCTGTCTTCCCCTCAGATAGATAGGGGGCCGGTAGACACCAGGCTAGGCCCTGAGACGAATGCCCGGCCTAATGAACAGATGTTTGCCAAACCCCCCACGGTTCCGATTGACCAAATACCAACGGCTCAGGGGGAAAAGGGTGGGCTGGAAACTCCATACCTCGACCCGCCTATGGCAGCGGCTTCAGGGTTTGGTTTCGGTGGCAAGATGGCTCTGGATACGGGCATGAAACTGATGCCTGCTCTCGGGAAGGCTCTTGTGCAAGGAATTGTGGGAGGGATTTCAGACTATCCCGTAGGAGCATTAACCGAGGAAGTCGTTGAGCCACAACACCCGGTTCTAGCTATTCCTTTCAATATGCTTGTCGGTGCTGTTTCCTGGACGGCTGTTGATAAAGCCATAGGGAAGGGCGTTGAGAAAGGGCTTGAGGAGTTAGGCGGCGCTGTCAAGAAAACACCTGAGTTAGTCAATAGCCTTGTTCAAGATATGAAGATGAGGCTTCAGGATACTTCGGGAGGAGGGAATATATGGAAGGACCTAAAAACATTCACCCCTAGTTATACTGCTGAAGATTTTGAAATATCTCCTGAAAAAATGTCACAGTTAAAGACTGGGGTTTTAGCTTTCAAAGTTGGCAATGAAGTTATTCAAGCTAAGATAGGTTCTAAGATTAACGGTCAAGTAATTTACAACCATGCAGATTTAGGAATAGCCAAAGGGATTGACTTTGATACCGCTAATCCAGGTTTCTTAGATAAATCAGGAATTTTTGTTCCTCAGTTTCCTCAGGAATCCGTTCTGAAATCTGTTGTCAATACCCTGAATGAAGAGTTTGGGAACCTGAAAACCAAACTCAAGGATCAGGGTGGTGGTGGACAACTGATAGGTCCTAAAAAGAGCCTTCAGGAAGCCTACTCGGAACTCAAGTCAAAGTTAGGTTACTCCTCTGTTCCGATAGCTGACCTTAGAGACAGAATGGGAATTTCCCAACAGGAAATAGATTCACTTCTTAGGTCTGAAGGTAAGAAAGGGAATATCTCACTTTCTGTAGGTGACTGGTCTCTTTCTCCAGAGCATGTCAGATCAGGCAAGGTTCAAATCGGAGATTATAGGTATCTTCTAGCTAGACTGAATGAGCCAACAGAGGAGGCAATTACCCCCCCCATAGTGCAAACTGCACTTAAAAAAGAAGAGAATCCCGTCCTGCAAGACCTTCAGACTAAGACTCCCAATCCTGTCCAGGAAAAACTAGCGGGTGCCATGAAAACGGCTGTACCTCTTACAAATGAGACTATCCGAGCCGACTTGACAGGTTCCGCTGAAACCCTTCCCCAGTATCTCGGGAGTATCAATAAGGACTACCTGGACACCCCGGACAAGATCAAAGGTTTGATCAACCTGAACACGCAGCAGTTCAAGGCTCAATTCACAGAAGCTCGCAGGGGAGTGCGTACATGGGAGGAAACAGAGCAGGCTGCAAAACAATACACCCTGACTGATCTTCTCGGAAGGGACGTAGGTCAAGCCTATAATGCCGAGCAGATCCAGAACGCTAGGCACCTGGTAGTTTCCTCTGCTGAGAACCTTCAATCTATGCGAGAGGCTATAAGGGTAGGGACTGCCACCGAGGAAGACAAGTTCAAATTCATGCAGGCTTTCTCCCTTCATTATGCAATCCTAGAACAGGCTGAAGGGATAGCTTCCGAGGCTGGACGGGCATTGAATATCTTCCGAAAAGTCACAGGTCCCGGTGGTGCAGGCCAGGCTAGACAAATGCGTGAGATGATGAAACAGATGCCAGCTAGTCCGGAAGAACTAGCAGACGCTCTTTCCTTCATGGATAACCCTATCCAGGTGAATAAACTTGTCAAAGGTGCCATGAGAGCCACATTAAAGGATATGTTCCTGGAAGCTTGGATCAATGGCTTGCTCTGGTCTCCGATCACCCAAATGGCTAATATCGGTGGGAACACAGCATTTGCCAATATGCAGATACCGGAGCGATTTCTGGCTTCCATCTGGTCAAAGATTTTCAGAGATGACGCTATTTCGATGAGAGAGCCCCTTCAGATGCTTTATGGTATGTTCGAAGGGTTCAAGGATGGCTTAGTTGCAGGAGCGAAATCTTTTAAAAGTGGCCTTCCTCCGGATGCTACCAGCAAGATGGAGACAGCCAGATACCGGGCGATCACGGCGGGGAATGTTAGGCAATTGCCGCTTATTCAAAAACTATCTCCCAACTCTCTCCAGGAAGGTGGATTTCCAGCTAGGGCCGTCAATCTCCTCGGAGAGGTAGTCAGGATGCCAGGTAGGGCTTTAATGGCGGAGGACCAGGTTTTCAAGTCTGTGGGGTATCGCATAGAGCTGAGGGCACAGGCGGCTAGGATAGTTTCTCAGGAAAAACTCTCTGGAAACGACTTTGAAACCAGGGTGAGCCAGATATTGTCTGACCCAGAGAAGTACGCCCCAAGTGCTCATTTGGCGGCAATAAATGCGGCTTCCTATCTAACATTTACCAATCAATTAACTTCAGCAATGGGAAGAGCGCTTTCTAGTCCAAGTCCGACTGGCAATCCGATAGGGGATATTATTATCAAAACTATTGCTCCCTTTGTGAAGACACCAGCCGACATTTTTAAGGCTGGGGTCGAAAGGACACCATTTGCTTTCCTCTCTAAGAGAATTTTGGACGATATTAAAGCCGGAGGTGCACGAAGGGATTTAGCCCTCGGGCGAATATCATTCGGATCAATGTTGATGGGTGTTACCGCAATTGCTGCGGCTAATGGACTTATCACCGGAGCTGGACCCTCTGATCCGAAGCTTCAGGCAAACCTGAGACGGCAGGGATGGCAACCTTTCTCTTTCCATATCGGTAACAACTATGTCCAGTTCAACCGCATGGAGCCGGTAGGTACGGTCATGGGGTATGCGGCGGCTTTCACGGAATTGGCTTCCTTGGCCGGAGAGGAACTTGCCCCAGAGATAGAGGATTTAGCTAGTGCTATCGTGAAAAGCATCTCTAAGAACGTGACCTCGAAAACTTTCATGCAGGGGATATCTAGTTCCATTGAAGCCATGAACGATCCGGACCGATATGGAAGCAAATATATCCAGAACTACGCAGCTAGTATGGTCCCAAATGTTTCATCCGCCGTCGAGAGGGCCATGGATCCAGAACAAAGCGCAGTCTATGGGATGATGGATGCTATCAAAGCTAAGATACCATTTCTTTCCAGGGATCTTCCTCCTCGTCGGGATCTTTGGGGAGATGTCGTTACCACTCAGATAGGAAAAGGCGACAGGTCTTGGCTGGAGGTCGCTTACAGTCTCGTCTCACCTATCTATATCTCTAAGGGAAAGGATTCACCGATTGACAAGGAGCTGACTAGGATGAAATTCGGGGTATCAATGCCAACTAGGAGACAAACGATCATAGGAACTCCCCTAGAACTTCAGCCAAAGATGCTCGATGACCTGATCGTCATGATGAACAAGGACCCATTCCAGCAAGGGAAGGATCTCAAGGACGTACTAAACGAATTCGTGAAGTCACCGGATTATAAATTAATGCCGGACGACATGAAGCAGGACAAGATAAACACGATAATATCCAAGGCCAAGAATGTTGGGAAAATAAGACTCATAGAGAAATATCCTATCCTTATCCAACTTGCACAAGCTTGGGAACAGAGGATAGCAGGAGAAGGAATAACCATAGCAGGAGGACAATAACATGCCAGGCACAGTAGCGGTTAAATATGACAAAATCATGCTCAGGGGGCAGATAGAGAGAAAGGTTTTAACCCTAGATTGGGTGGCCGATTCTTCTGCCCACACGATACCGGATACGGATCTGACAGATGAGGTTTATAAGATCGGTGGATGGTATCTATATTCAGCGAAAACTATCCCTGGGGCAGGGGTTGCCCCAACGGATCAGTATGACATCGCTGTCAATGATGCCGATGGCTTCGATATTGCTGGTGGTATGCTGGCCAATAGAGACGATACAGATACCGAATTAGTAAACATTGGAACAGCTGCAAGTGGGTTCCCAGTGGTTGAAAGTGATTT